TTACTGATTTAGATTTAATAAAAGACTGTATACATAGATGTCTTCAAAAGAAAAAGAAGACAAGACCAGATATTGTCAGACTATTCGATACATATGGTGATATAGATAACATTGCACTTGTACTGCAGAAAGAATTGATGTGCAGACAGTTGGATCTAGTACCTATATGGTATCGAACGATATATGATGTCGGTTCTCAAAAAGCAAGAGTTATCGGCATCCAGGACATCAAACAACAGATATATGACTATATCGCAGTGGCTGGATTGTCTGAATTGATTGCAGGATTAGGAAAGTACCAGTGTGCTTCTATTCCTGATAGAGGACAAATTTATGGAGCTTTGGCCATACATCGTTGGCTATCAGAAAAGCACAATGGAAAATACAGAATCAACTATGTTTGTAAGTTTGATATCCGCAAATATTATGAATCGATTCCGCAGGACACGATTATTGCTTGGCTAGAAAAAAGAGTTAAGAATGAGCATCTTATGTGGCTTATAAAGACTCTTATCAGGACATTCAAAAAAGGTCTAAGTATTGGATCATATCTATCACAGTACCTTGGTAATCTGTTTTTGATGGATGTATATCACAAGATCCAGGAAAGATCATACAGAGTCAGACATAAAAGAAATGGAACAATTCAAAGAGTTAATCTTATTTATAAAACATTATTCTATATGGATGATTTATTTATCGCAGGATCTAATTCTAAAGATATGATGCGTGCAGTAGAAATACTAGAAGAAGAAATGCGCACTAAAGGATTGGATCTTAAAGATTCCTGGCGATGTTTCAAAATTGGTGATGATGACTTCGTTGATATGATGGGATTTAAAATCTATCGTGATCACATAACGATTCGAAGAAAAACTTTCCGACACATCAGAAGAGCGGTCACCAAGTTCAGAAGAGCACCAAACAGTGTGACAAATGCGAAGACATTGTTGTCTTATAAAGGGTTATTGGAACATTCTGATTCTCAACAATATCTAAAAAGTAATAATCTATTTGCCTTGTTTAAAAAGGCTAGAAAGGTTGTGTCTAAATATGATAAGACAAAAATTCTACAAGAAAATGCCAAATGTGCAGACGTTTACGTTTGATGATAAAGTTTATGTTTATGTTTATTTGAATGAGGCAGAAGGCGATACAGAGCCTACAGAAATGTGTCCTTCTGAACACTACTATGAATATGATTACAACGAATTCTGTGAATTGACTTCAAACATTGATTTGAATGATTTGAAGAACAATCCGGAAAACTACTTAGATTATGA